CCCCCCCCGCGCGTCGGCTTCCGTTGCTCTGATCTCAATCGGCTGCCTTGAGCCATCGCGCTCCGTCCTATGAATGATGAAAATTCCCCAGCGGCCGGTCATCATCTCACTCCTTGGTTCGGGTTAATCTGGCACTCGCCTTTACCGGCCCCGTGAGACCGGTAGTGGGGAGCGTCAGGCAAAATAGGCATCCTCTTCCTCGGTGGTGCAGGCTACGGCGCCGATGATACCCCAGGCGATGGCCCCTCCTCGCTTCTCGATCTGTGCCAGCAAATCGGCCGTCGCGCCGTAGGTCTTGAAGTTCTGCTCGTAAGCGGTATCGGCGTCGATCTCATTGCCGAAGGCGTCGTGAAAGGGCGCGCAGCCTTCGACCACCTCGGCCCATGCTTCGTCGACCGTCTTGCCGGCGCCGTAGATAGCCGCGCCCTGCTTGTCCTGGATGATGTAGCCGGCGGCGGATATGGTTTTGCGGGTCATGTCTGCTCTCCTTGCTTCGGGTTCAGCGGTTGCCGACTAGGGCGCGGGCCTTGCGGGCCGCATCTGCTGGCGAGGCGCTTCCGGGGATGGTCTTGCGCAGGGCTCCCATGACGACGCGCACGTCGTCGGTGCCCCAATCGCGCTCGAAGTTCACCATCGCCTGCTTCTTCGCGGCTTCGACTTCGGCGCGGATCTGTTCGACGGTCTGCATAATCTCTCTCCCGGCTGAGGCGTCCGATCGCCTTGTGTGATTAATATATATAGCGCCACGCTCAAGGGCGCAAGAGGAAAATCGCACGCGCCGCAGATTTTTTGAGAGGCCGGATGCGACCGGGATTGCGCCTCATGCCGCGACGCGCTATATAGGAATCATGACAAAGCAAGAGCTACAAGCCCTCCTCGCCCGATCCGGCAGCACGCTTTACCGGCTGTGCATCGATCTGGGCCTGGCCCATTCCACGGCGTCGCGCTGGCGGGGCCAGGTCCCTCGCTATGCAGAGTGGTACGCCCGCTCGCTCGTGAGAATGAGCCCGATCGATGCGGCCGAGGCGAGGGCGGAGATGGGCGGCGGCCCTGGCGCTGCGAGTAAGTCCAAATGAGCCGGCTAGGCGAAAAAGCCATCGCCTGCCTGCGTATGGCGGCGCTCAGTGCTACGAGCGGCGAGCGCTGGCGCCTGTACAGCGAAGCATGCGAGCGCTTCTCCGAAAAGGCTGTCTGCGCCAAGTTTGAGGATCTGGACCGCAAGGGGTACATTGATTTTGGCGTTTCACCGCGCAGAGGGTGGCTCACCGATAAAGGTTGGTCCGCACTCAAGGAGGTCGAACATGCCGCGCAAGACTGATAGCCGCCCGCCTGGCCGAGACTACCCCGTAGAGATCAAGGTGCGGATGACGCATCAGCAGCTCGCGGCCCTCGACGATCTTGCCGGCACGCTCAAGGCGTCACGCGCAGAGGCCCTGCGGCGGGTGCTGTCGCGCTGGATTGCTTTTGGCGAAGATGCTCCGACACCCTCGCAAATCGCCCGCCGTCGGTCTTGGCTGGAACAAGTCGGCGTCGAGGCAGCCCCAGCCAAGGGAGAGAAGCCTTGACCGACGAACTCGAAGCGCTGGCACGATGCCGGAAAGGGGCGGCGGATCGTAGCGCATTGCCCCTCCCCCAATACCGCGCTACAATACATTGTCGCCTGGGAAACAGGATCACCGCGTGATCGGCCCGCAGCTAACGGAGGACCAAACCATGGCTTGCAAGAAAGGCGGACGAAAGGGAGGGAAGCGGAAATGATTAATCTGACGCCGGAGCAGATCAGGGCCGCGGGTAATTTCGACGGCGCGTGCCGGGCGCTTAGAAGTCTTTGGGCGACCAATGCCTACAACCCACCCCTGACCAGTGCGCTGACCTGGATCAACGGCTCGCCGATGCGATCAAGGATTACAAGCGCGTGAAGCGGCAGTACCTGGCCGCAATGCAATCTGCGCCGCAGCCCGCAAACGAGGTAACATGATGATCGACCTGCACAGCGATCAGATGGCCAACTTGGCCGACCTGGCCCGCGCGACGACCGGAGACCCCATCCGAGAGCTTCGCGAGATCAACCACAATCTCGCCCTCATCCTGGCAGAGCTACGCGCCCTCGCCAAAGACACGGCCACGATCGCGGATACGATGGCGCCGCAGCGCTCGGCCACATACGAGCCCATGCCTGGCTGGCCGCGCGACTCCGATTCCGTGCCGCCCAAAGACTACAGGGCAGGCACTGCCCGCGACCCGCTTACCGTCGGATCTGTTCGGGGCCGCGCCGACGCTTATGGGTTCCCCCATCCCTGGCGAGACGAATAACGAGGCATCCCCGCGAGCATGGCAAAGAAACCCCGCAAGCGCGCTAGCAAAGGCGGCAGGCCCCGCAAGAAGGGAGATCGCTACCCCTCCGGCAAACTCCGCCCCTCAGGCCCCACGGCCGAGCTACTGGCGCACAGGGTGGCCGCGGTAGGTGAGCGCAACGGCATGGCCCCTGATGCAGGCTGGCTGATAGGCGCCCTCTTCCTGGCCGGCTCGCTTCACCCTGCCAAGCCATCCGGCCCCGGCGCAGACCAAGACATAGCCAGGGCAAGGCGCGATGCCGGCGAGCGCTTCGTAGACCTATCCGCCCAGATGCACCGCCTTGTTCAAGCCCCCGGCACCCCCCAGGCAGTAGATCCACTCCGCAGTGGCGGCCGATCCGGCGAGGACAATCCCGTCCACTACGCCAGGGTGAGGGCCGAGTACGATGCCAGCCTCACCGCCCTGCAATCTGCCGGCAACCTGGCCATGATGGCCGTGATCCGCGCCGCTCGCGACGAATGGGCGCCTGTCTCCTACATCCCACCCGGCCTCGATGCCCTCGCGTGCGCGCACGAGGCAATCAAGCGGGCTGGCAGGCGTGCCGCCGAGGCCGCGCGAGAAAATCACGGGATGGTGGCTTGACGAACCTATCCGCGAGCGTGTATTACCGAAATGGCAGGTGGGCGCGCTGCGCCCTGGCGGTGGCTTCGAGCCGAAATAACAGAGCGCGGGTCCCCCAGTGCGGCTGACATCGGGGACATCTGGCCCGGCATCCTTTCAGGATCGCCTGACGAGCGAAAGCGAAACGGCCCATTGCCGTAGCGTGGAGCCCTCCCAGCCGGGGAATAACTGAGGGCCTAGGCCGCACACTAACAACCTCTGCGCTAACCGGAGGCGGCGCATACGACGCGAGGCTGACATGATGGGCCACCGCGAGCGCCTGATCAACGGCGACGAAATGGGCATGTTCAACCGCTATTCGCGCAAGTACCAGCCGGGCAGCGCCAAGCCGACAAAGCGCGCCTTCTCTCGCCGCATCCGCAGGCAGGAGAAGCGGAAGGCCAAGGCGGGTGCACTGCGATTGGAGGCATCCCTTAAGCAGGATGAACGCAGGGCCGCATGGGATAGCATCGCCGTCCTTGAGCGGGAAGCCCTCGATAGGCTCGCGCTGCCGGATGACGCGGCGCAGGATGAGGTTATCCAGCACGTTTTAAAGTGCGTGTTGGTGAAAGCGCAGTCGCTGGCTCTCCGCAAGATGATGGGCGAGACGGGCGAATACGCTGCTCTGATGGCGATCGTTGCGGCCGAGACAGAGCGTCAGCGAGGCATGGCTGCGGGCGGCGCAGACCAGCGATGACAACCCTCCCCACATGGCTAGCAGTCTACCTAGCCTTCGGCCTCACCCTAACCTGGGCCGCTCTCGGCAATGCGGAGACCGTGCGCCGCCGCATGGGCCTTGCCAGCCGCTCATGGCTCTACTGCACATTCGCCGTTCTGATGATCGCCACCCTCTGGCCGGTCATGATTGCAGGGGCCATCATCAAGCTAGCGCGGGGCCGCTGAGATGACGGACTACACTCACTCTGCCAGGGCAATGGCAGCAGCATGCTCTCTGTTCGAGGCCGCCCGCAACGAATACCGCGCCGCCGCCCTGATCGGAGGGCCTGGCCAAGTTGAGGCAGCACGCCAGAAGTGCCACGATGCCCTCGACGCTCTCCTTGACCGCGAGGACGCAAGCCTGCGGGAGTTGTCGGCTAAGTGGTAGCTGGCTTGGCCCTGACCTCCCGCCTCTCCCGCTTAAGCCTCTGCTGACACGCTGCCGAGCAAACCTTCGCATCGCGCCTGCCAAAGAACACGGCGCCGCAGGAATGGCACTCCGCTGCGGTTCCGTTGATCCGCTGTCCGGCTTTGATATCGCTCGCTCGAATGCGCATGTACCGAATATGCTCGGCGGATAAGGTACGGGGCAAGGGCGAGGTGGGCCGCAAGATTGATTGGAGGTCGGGATGCCGGCTTTGTCGAATGCCCGGCATGAGCGCTTTGCCCAGGGCCTTGCCCGCGGCCTGAGTGCCGGGGAAGCGTACGTTGAAGCCGGCTATGCGCCCAATGATGGGAACGCATCAAGGTTGAAAGGGAATGAAAAGGTTCAGGCGAGGCTAGCGGAGTTGACTGAGGCCGGCGCGCTTCGGGCTGAGGTCACGGTCGAGCGTGTGTTGTCGGAGCTGGCTCGCATCGGCTTCTCGGATCTGCGTCGCGCGTTTGACGCCGATGGCAGGCTCAGGCGCCCGGAGGAATGGGACGATGAGACTGCGGCGGCTATCTCTTCCGTCGAGGTGGTCACTCGCCCCGCTGGCGGGGGCGAAGTCGAGTATGTGCACAAACTGAAGCTGTGGGACAAGAACAGCGCCCTTGAGAAGCTGGGCAAGCACCTCAAGATGTTCGTCGACCGCACAGCGCACGAAAACCCTGACGGCTCTCCGCTTAATCCGCCGCTGGTGCAGTTCATCCGTGACCCAGATTAAGCTTTCGGATCCGCAATTCGAGTTCGTCACTGCCGACGAGCAATTTCCGGCCTTCGTCGGAGGTTTCGGGTCCGGAAAGACGCATGCAGCGCTCGCTCGCGCTTTCGCGCTCAAGCTTCGTTACCCGAAACAGAATATCGCCTACTACCTGCCGACCTACGACCTTGTGCGCACGATGGGCTTTCCGCGCTCGGCCGAGATGTTGGAGTGGATGCGCCTGCCCTACAAGATCAATCGCACGGACGCGGTGGTCGAAGTCGGGCCGTTCGGGCAGGTCATCTTCCGCACAATGGACACGCCTGAGCGGATCGTGGCCTACGAGGTGGCGGATAGCCTCGTCGACGAGTTGGACACACTGCCTCTAGAGAAGGCGCGCAACGTCTGGAACAAGATCATTAGCCGAAATCGGCAGAAGAAGCCGGACGGGAGCCTGAACACGGTTGGCGTTGCGACGACGCCAGAGGGCTTCCGTTTCGTCTATGAGCGGTGGCAGAAAGCACCCGCGCAGGGCTATCGGCTGATCAAAGCCTCGACGGAGAGCAACCGGAAGCACCTGCCGGAAGGCTACATCGAATCGCTGCGCTCCACCTATTCGAGCGCGCTGCTTTCTGCCTACCTGGACGGGGAGTTCGTCAACCTGGCCGCCGGCTCGGTCTATCCCGAGTTTGATCGTCGCCGGCACTCGACTGCGGCCACGATCCGGCCCGACGAGCCGCTGCATGTTGGGATGGACTTCAACGTGACGAAGATGGCTGCCGTGGTCTTCGTGCTGCGCGATGGTGCGCCTGCCGCGGTGAGGGAGCACACCGACGTTTATGATACGCCGGCCATGATCGGCCTGCTGCAAGCCCGATACAAGGCGCACAAGATCCTGGTCTATCCGGACAGCTCCGGCGGCGGGCGCCGCTCGACGAACGCGAGCGTGTCCGACCTGGCGCTGCTGAAGGGCGCAGGCTTTCAGGTCTGTGCGCACCCGAGTAACCCGGCCGTGAAGGATCGGGTGGCGGCAGTGAACAGGCTGCTCCGCGAAGGTGCCATGAAGGTCAACGTCGATGCTTGCCCGGCCCTCACTGAGGCGCTGGAGCAGCAGGCCTACGACAAGAACGGCGAGCCCGACAAGAAGTCGGGGCTGGATCACGTGGCCGACGCTGCGGGCTACTTCGCGGCCTACAAGTTCCCGATCGTCAAGCCGCAGCACGTTCAGACGGGTCAGTGGGTGGAGGGTATGGTATGACGCGGATCGTCGACAGCCGCCACCCGAGCTATCTGGAATGGCTCCCGTTCTGGCAGATGCTCAGGGAAGCCTACGAGGGAGAGGAGGCAATCAAGGCGGCAGGCGAGCGCTATCTCCCGATGCCGGGGGGCTTTCGCCTGGCGCCCGAGCCGAAGAGGGTCTACGAGGCTTATGTGGACCGGGCGGTCTATCCCGAGATTCTCGCGCCGACGATCCGCGGCATGGCCGGGGTGATGCACTCGAAGCCGGCGACCTACACGCTGCCCGAGAGCCTTGAGTACCTGACGGAAGAGGCCTCCCGCGATGACTTGACGCTAGAAGCCCTGCATCGGCGGGTAACGCGCGAGGTTCTCCAAGTGGGGCGCTATGGGCTGCTGGGCGACATGCCGGCCGAGGGCGAGGCGCAGGCATACATTGCCGGCTATGCGGCCGAGGCGATCCTGAATTGGGACACGGCGGCAGACGGCCGCCTTTCCATGGTGCTGCTCGACGAAAGCGGCCCAGAGCGCAATCCGATCACCTACGAGTGGGACGACGTGAAGGCATGGCGGCTGTTGGAGTTGGACGATGATGGTCTCTACGTGGTGCGGCGCTTTCGGCAGGCCGGTGGTGGCATCGAGGAGTTGGAGCCGTCTGAGCCGCGGATGCAGGGTGGTGCTCGGCTGAACTTCATTCCGTTCGTTTTCGTCGACACGAACGACCTGACGCCAGAGCCCGACGAAATCCCGCTGCTACCGCTCGCGAAGACTGCGATCGCCATCTATCGTCTGGAGGCAGACTACCGACGCGCACTATACCTGACCGCGCAGCCCACGCCTGTGATTATCGGCACCTTTGGCGACGAGAGGCCACCCCCCATGACGGTGGGCTCCGCTATCCCGTGGATCATCCCTGCGGTCCCGGGGGCCGATGCGAAGTATCTCGAATTCACTGGTGCGGGCCTCGCCTCCCAGCGCAACGCCATCCGCGACGACATGGACCGTGCTGTGCAGCTTGGCGCCAGGCTGCTAGCAGACCAGACCGGGCGCGAGGAGAGCGGCGAAGCGCGGCGGCTCCGCTATGCGTCTGAGAGCGCGACACTGACGAGCATCGCGCAGAATGTCGGGGTTGGCCTAGAGCGTGTCTTGCGCCGGATTGCCGAGTGGGTTGGGGCCGACCCCGAAAGCGTGATCGTGGCGCCGAACACCGAGTTTTCCGACGCAACCCTCGGCCCGCAGGAAGTCGACGCTCTCGTTCGTTCCTGGCAGGCCGGCGCTATCAGCAAGATGTCGCTGTTCGACAATCTCCAGCGCGGCGGCATCATCGAGGATAGCCGCACCTACGAAGAGGAAGAGGCGGCAATCGAGACAGAGCAGCCTGCGCTCACAGGGACGCCGCTGAGCTTGCTGGCGGCGGAGTAACCCCGCCATGGCCTCGGCCAACGAGCGCGCCCTCGATCAGACGGTATCCCACGCTGTCGATCTTCTCCGCCTGGACGCAGAAGAGCGGCGCAAGGTGCTGGCGCTGCTGCGCACGCTCGAAGGCGATCTTGTCGCCCAGCTCGCGAGGATCGATCCGACCGCGCCTGTCCGCTCGCGCTACCGCGAGGAGCGTCTACAGGCCCTGCTGGCGCAGACGCGGGAGACGATCCGGGCGAGCTACAGGGAGATCAACACGACGCTTCGCAGCGAGCTACTGGAGCTTGCCGACCTGGAAAGCCAGTGGGCGGTGCGTTCGATCAATCGGGCGGCCGGCATGGCTCTTGCCGATCAGGTGATGACGCGCGGTGCTCTCCGCTCACTGGTGGCCGATACGCTGATCGAGGGCGCCCCCTCGGCCGAGTGGTGGTCGCGCCAGGCCGGCGACACGATGGAACGCTTCGCCGATGCCATGCGCACCGGCATGGCCCAGGGCGAGACGATCCAGCAGCTTATGCGCCGGGTGCGGGGTGGCGTCCAGGACGGGCAGCCGGTTCAGGGCTTCATGGAGATCAGCCGCAGGAACGCCGCCGCGCTGGTACGGTCGAGTGTTCAGTCGACGGCGAACGCAACGCGGCTGGCGACACTGCGAGAGAATGCTGACGTTATCCGGGCTATCGTTCTGGTTGTAACCCTAGACTCACGCACCAGTGAGATTTGCATAGCGCGCAGTGGTCTGGAGTACACGCTAGAGGGCGAGCCGATCGGCCACGACGTTCCGTTCCTCGGCGGCCCTGGGTATCATTGGGGGTGCAGGACGACGATAGCGCCTGTGATGCGGAGCGCCGCCGAAATCTTCGGCCGCTCCGACCTGGAGGACATCCCGCCGAGCACGAGGGCCAGTCTCGACGGTCAGACCCCGGAGACGACGACCTTCGACGGCTTCCTGCGCGGCAAGTCGGAGACGTTCCAAAACAACTTGCTCGGCCCTGGCAAGGCGGAGTTGTGGCGCGAGGGCCGGATTACCCTGCGCGACCTTATCGATCAGACGGGGCGGCCGTTGACGCTGGAGGAGTTGCGGGAGCGCATCTAGCGCCCATAGTTGCCCTGTGCTACACTGCCGGCCCGACAACCCGACACAGGGGAACTTTCATGTGCGGAAAAGAGGCACCATCTTCAGACGCCCTTATTGAGAGTGTCGCGCAAAATCTCGCCATGAAATGGCATCTCATGTTTATTGAGGGAATGCTGCGGGATCTCGCAGATGGTGCGTGCTTCCAAGATGGCAGTTCTGCGCCGCTGCCTGCCGATGATCAGCTTAAGATCGGCGACACGGTGACGTATCTGCCGGCGGGCGTGGTTTGCGAGGTCTCCGGCTACGAGTGGGAGCAACGGATAATCAGTACCGATGAGTGTGAGTACTACGTCAGCAGATACGTGCTTTCTTGCGGGATTACCGCTCGCCGGGATCAGTTGCTGCGCCGCGGAGCACCGGAGAAAAGCTTGTCGGCTGTCGAGAGTGCCGGTGTCTCGGATGGGGACGGCATGGCCGAAATGGCGCGCGAGTTGCGAGCGCTCCGGGATGAACTGGCGGACATGAAGGCCGCAATCGGCGATGAGAGACCAGCCACTCGATAAGCCATGGTTGGGCGGCAAGAGGAGCGGTCTCCGGGCCGCCTCTCGTTTTCGGAGGTAGCCATGAACTCGCCCAAGATAGTTGTTTGCCCAGAAACTGACTACGACCTGTCTCCGGGCGGCATGGAGGTGTTGCCGCTACTCGGCGATGGTGTGGATCACTTGGGGGCGGATGAGGGTTGTTTTGCGGTCTCTGCGCATCAAAGCCTGCGGGTTTGTTACCCTGGGCCTCACGGGCTTGATGAGGCCAGAACGTACGAGGTTCGTGACGGAAACCGGGTTTACGAGGGTGTGCCGGTCAAGGTGATTGACGATCACACCGCAGAGTTTGACTTGTCTGGCCCGGTTATCATCAGGTCGGCGCGCTGATGGATCGCAGCGTCTACATCGGCATGGACCCGCGCCTGGGCGCAGACTTCGCAGTCTGTCAAGCCAGCATCGAGAGCCACGTGAGTGCGCCGCTGCCGAACATCTTTGGCCTGAGCCTGCCGATGCTGCGCCAGTCAGGCCACTACACCCGCCCTACGGAGGTTCGCGCGGGGGGTCTTTGGGACACGATATCCGACGCTCCGATGAGCACGGAGTTTGCAATCTCGCGCTTCCTGGTGTCGTTCATCGCCTCCGGCCGCTGGGCGCTCTTCCTCGATAGCGACATGCTGGTGAGGGCCGATATCAACGAGCTGTTCGCGCTCGCCGACCCGCGCTATGCCGTCCAGGTGGTGAAGCACAGCCACTCGCCGAGCAACGGGCAGAAGATGGACGGGCAGGCGCAGACGGCGTACCCGCGCAAGAACTGGTCGAGTGTATACCTCTTGAATTTGCTCCATTCGGCCAACGATAGGCTGACGCTGGAGATGGTGAACAGCCTGCCGGGCCGCGATCTGCATGCTTTCTGCTGGCTGGAGGATCATGAAATCGGATCGCTGCCGGAAGAATGGAATTGGCTCTGCGGCCACTCGCCCCAGTCCGTCAACCCGAAGATCGTCCACTACACGGACGGCTCGCCGGGGATGAGCGGCAGGGAGGATCAGCCCTACGCCGACGAATGGCGCCGCTTTGCTGCCAATGCCTAGTTTCTCCGCAGTCTCGACCTTCCACAAGGCCGGCTTGGAGCAGTACGGCCGGCGGATGATGGCGACCTACGCCGAGCACTGGCCGTCCGAGGTGCCGCTGACGGTCTACGCAGAGGGATGGGAAGGCCCTGTAGAGGGCGCCGAGGTGCGCGACCTGCTGGCGTCCTCGCCCTGGCTGGCTGCTTTCAAGGCGCGGCACAAAGACAATGCGGACGCTCACGGGAGGGCGGGAGGCCGCTATTCCTTCCTGCGCGATGCCGTGCGGTTCTCTCACAAGATCGCTGCCGTCACCGCCGCCAGCCAGGCGAGCGAGGCTGATTATCTGATCTGGGTTGACGGCGACGTGGTGACGCATTCGCCGGTGAGTGTCGAGGATTTTGAGGGGCTGGCGCCGGGCGACGGCGAGTGGATCTCCTGGCTCTGGCGCGATCACACTTACCCGGAGTGCGGATTCTACATCCTGGACTGCCGGCACCCGCGCCATGCCGAAATGATGATCCGGCTGCGGATGATCTATGAGACGGGCGCGGTATTCGCCCTGCCGCAGACGCACGATAGCTTCGTCCTGGCCGAACTGGTGAAGCGCCACAAGATCAGGTGGAAGAGCCTCAGCGGGCCGAAGGGCGAGAAGACGATGCACCCGCTTATCAACGGGCCACTCGGAAGCTGGCTGGATCATCTCAAGGGGCCGCGCAAGACGCAGAAGCGCTCCAATGCGAGCGACCTGAAAGTGGCCCGCACGGAAGCGCATTGGCAGTGAGCGCGCTGGACGAGGCATTCGCCCTGATGGTAGGGCATCGGCAGGGGACCGATGACTGCGGCCGCACCTTCGAGCGGCTGGTGAGAAAGCACATTCTAGGCCGATGGAAGCGCCCGGCGGTGAAGGCGCTGCGGGCTGGCGCGCTGACGGGCTCGCGCGAGCACTGGGCGGCTGAGAGGATTGCGGCCCTCTACGGCGTATCCGCGAAGGCTGGCGCCCCTCGCCGGACTGGCGACCCGCTTGTGATCCTGCGCCTTGGCGGGGCCGACATGCTGATAGACGGCCACAGGCGAGCGGCGCAGATGCTTCGGGAAGGCGCCCCCGGCCATGACGTGATCGTGATTGAGGAAGCCGGCCAGTGAGCAAGCCATACAAGCGCTATCAGCCTACTTGGATCGGCGGCGAAGACACGGGAGAGCCTCACCAGCGGGCGAGCGCGGATCGCTACGAGGCGTTGAAGGCATTCGTCGATCAGTACCGGCGCCCGTTCAGCGTCTTCGATCTGGGCTGCAACATGGGGTACTTCGTCTTCCGGCTGGCCTCGGACTTCCCCGACGCGACGGTGATCGGTGCCGACGACAAGAGCGAGCTGCCGGGGATCGCGCAGGCGAACGGGTTGCCGAATGCGGTCATCCTCAAGCGGCGCTTCTCCAGTACTGACCTGGCCAGGCTGGCGGAGTGCGAAGCCTTCGACGTGGTGCTGGCGCTAAATGTGCTGCACCACATGGCCGACTGGAAAGAGGCAGCGGGCGCCCTGCTGCGGCTGGGGCAGCACGTGATCTTGGAGACGCCTGGGCCTGGCGACTACCGCGCCGCAAACACGCCGCGCCACGCGAGGGTGCGATCCTGGGCGGAGGCCCAGTCTGACTACGAGATGATGCGCACGCACAGCCACGTGTCCGAGGGCGCGCAGAGGATCATGTATCACCTGCCGGGTTGGCGGGGGAAGCGGCTGGCGGCGCAGACGATCGATGCGGCCAAACGCGCCGCCCCTGCCATGCGCGATGCCGTCGTCTCGGCGGATTTCGAGCGGTCTCGGGTGTGGTTCAGCAGGGGAGAGGAGCGAGATTTCGTTCCCGGTATGAACCTGTGGAATTGGCGCCTTCTCTCCGGCTGCTGGCCCAAGGACGCAGCGGAGAGGGTCAAGGCTGCCGTCGAGGCCGAGGAAGCCGCCGGCCGCTGGCTCGACGATCTGCGGCCGTGGAACTTCATCTTGTCGGGCGCCGAGTGCGTGCCAATCGATCGGCGGAATAAGACATGGCGGACAGAGCCGGAGCTGGAGGGGCTCAGCAAGTGCTTGTCCATGCTGGCGTCCGGTACGGGCAAGTAAGGAGCCGAGCTGACCGCGTTCTAATCGTCGCCTGCGGCCCGTCTGTGGCTGGCGTCGATCTGGGCCTGATCCGCGATGCGGCAAAGGCCGGTGTCTACGTGCTCGCGGTCAAGGGAGCTATCGAATGGCTGCCGGTCGCGAACGGCTTCGTGACGGTCGATCCCAATGACCGCGCTCGCGAGATGGTGCGGCGCAAGCGAAGAGGGTGCGAGTATTTCTTCGCCGTCCCGGAGGGCTACGGCACCTAAGGCGCCTCGATCTACTACCACAGGAAGCCTACGGAGCGTCGCGTAACCTACCTTCGCCGCCTGCCAGGATATGCGGGCACTGGGCTTTCGGATGACCCCGGCTATCTGGTGGCGGGCAATTCGGCATTCGGGGCGCTCGGCATCGCCTATCTCATGGGCGCCCGGCGCATCGCCATCATCGGCCTGGACGCCACCCGCGAGACCTATGCGAGGGGTGTCGGTCGGCCAAGGGGCGGCATCGATCATGTGCCAGGGCTCTTCGCTACTGCGCTGCCGCAGCTTGAGCGACGCGGCGCCGAGGTGATGAACGGCAGCCCGCATAGCCGCGTCGTTTGTTTTCCGCGATGCACGCCGGAGCAAGCGCTGGAGTGGATATCCGAGCCGCTGCCGGCAGGAGGATCGATGCTGAAGCTACTCGTTCTCGGCGGCGCTGCCTGTGTCTGGGCGGACGCGGAGAAGGCGCTCGCTCTGGGCGATTACGATGCCGTCTGTGGCGTCAAGGACATGATCGCGGATTGGCCCGGTAGGCTCGACTACGGCGTGACCCTGCATCCCGAGCGGGCCGAGCAGTATCTGAGGGAGCGGAAGGCGAGTGGCTACCCTGGCAGGCCGGAGATCTGGGGGCACAAGAACAGCGGTTCCGGCGCCCGCGTGATGGTCGCGAAGACGACGCAGGATTGGGCGGGCTCATCTGGCTTGCTGGCGGTCAAGATCGGGCTTCTGGAGGGCTTCGGCCGCATCGTCCTGGCTGGCGTCCCGATGGAGGCCAGCGCCGGGCACTATAAGCGGGGCCAGACTTGGCAGCAGGCACCGCGCTACCGCTCTGGCTGGACGGCTCACAAAGACGAGATGCTCGGCACCGTCCGCAGCCTCTCGGGTTGGACGCGCGAACTACTCGGCGCCCCGGACGCGGACTGGCTCAACAGCGCAGACTAGAGACACCGCCACTGAGCGGTCATTTGCCCCGCCGGATGTTCCGAGCGGGGTTTTTCGTGCTCGCGACGCGGGCTCTGTATCAGAGGAGTAGGGCCGATGGCCTTGTACGCAGTTCTCGATAGCCTGGACGATGTTCAGGAAGCCGCTCACGCTTTCTACGAGGAGAAGGACGGCAAGTTTATTCTCTCGGTCGAGGGCGTGGACGATCACCCGGCGGTCGCCAACCTCAAGAGCGCCCTGGAGCGCCAGAAGGCCGACCGCAAGAAGGCCGCAGACGAACGCGACGCGCTCAGGGCCAAGTACGGGGACATCCCCGAGGACTTCAGCGCCGACGAATGGGCTCGCCTCAAGGCGCTCGACGAGGCTGGCGCCGACGATGAGGGCAACAAGGACGTGCGCCAGCGCGTCGAAGAGGCTACCGCTCGCCTCAAGGCTCGGTACGAGGCCCAGACTGCGGCCGACCGCAAGAAGTGGGAAGCGCAGATCCAGGAGCTGACCGACCGAAACGCCGCTCTCGACAGCCAGATCAGGCGCCGCCTCGTGGACGATGGCTTGACGCGCGCTCTCACGGAGGCCGGCGTGGTGAAGGCGCCGTTCCTCAAGGCGGCGAAGGCTCTCCTCGCTCCCGACGTGGAAGTGATCGACGAAGAGGGCAACTACACGGCCCGCATGAAGCCGGACCTCGGCGGCGACGACCTGGCGAAGTTCGTGCAGAACTGGGTTCAGACCGACGACGGCAAGGGCTTCGTCGAGCCTGCGCGAGGCGCCGATGCTCTCGGCAGCCGCAACAGCCGCGGCGGTGACGCCAACAATCCCTTCGCCAAGGGATCGTGGAACAAGACCGAACAGGGCCGCGTCTACACCACGGACAAGGTGCGGGCCGAGCGTTTCGCGCGCTCTGCCGGCTTCCCGAACCTGGACGCTGCCCTGAAGGCGTCGGCACCCGCTGCCGCCTGATTTCTCCCGCGCCGACGGCGCATCCCCTTGCAGCCCTGGTCGATGACTACGGCTGCTTTGCCTTGCATCGCTGCATCGCAGCGCAGCCACTCATGAAAGGATCAATACCATGGCTGCTACCGTACTCGGGGATGTGATCGTCCCCGAAATCTTCACGCCCTACGTGATCGAGCGTACGGCGGAACTCTCCGCTTTCTTCCAGTCCGGGATCGTGGCGCCTGTCGCGGACCTGAACATGGGGCAGGGCGGCTCGAAGGTCGACATGCCGTTCTGGCAGGATCTGTCGGGCGACGACCAGGTGCTTTCGACGGCGACCAACCTCACGGTCGGGGCCGTCACCGCCGAGAAGGATGTGGCCGTTCTGAACGCCCGCGCCCTCGTCTTCGGCTCGAAGGATCTGGCCGGCGACCTGGCGGGCGACGACCCGATGATGGTCATTGCCGATCGCGTGGCCGACAAGTGGTCTCGCCGCTGGCAGGCGGCTCTCATCAGCACCCTGAACGGTGCCATGGGCGCCCTCGCTGCCGAGAGCCCGGCGGTCAACACGCTGGATATCTCGGCCCTGTCGGGAGCGGCGGCGAACTTCGACGGCGAGGCGTTCATCGACGCGCTCGGCACTCTCGGCGACGCCGAGGGTGGCATCGTCGCGATGGCTGTCCACTCGGCGACCTTCCGCTCGATGAAGAAGCAGAACCTCATCGAGTTCATCCCCGACTCGCGAGGCGAGGTCAACATCCCGACCTACATGGGCAAGCGCGTGATCGTCGACGACGGCATGCCGCTCAGCAACGGGGTGTTCACGACCTACCTCTTCGGCGCCGGCGCCATCGGCTATGGCGAGGGCAACCCGAAGGTGCCGACCGAGACGGAGCGCAACGGGCTGGTCGGCGGCGGCGAGGAGTACCTGATCTCTCGCCGTCACTTCGTCCTTCACCCGCGCGGCATCGCCTGGAACCCGGTTTCGGGCGTCCCGGCGCTGGATACTCCGAGCAACGCCGAGCTGGGCAACGCGAACAACTGGTTGCGGAAGTACGAGGCGAAGAACATTCGCATCGTGCGCTTCGTGCACCGAGTGGCCGCGTAACCGGCGACGTGGTAAGAGAGGGGCGGTCTCCGGGCCGCCCCGTCTCTGGAGGATATCCCACATGAAGAATGCTCCCGTCGACCGTGCGGCCGTTGCGGCCATCCGCGGTCGATACCGCATGGCCCTTGAGGCTGGCATGAAGCACGAGGATGCCGTCGCCCACGCCAACGGCAAGAAGGGCGCGCGCGCTCAGGCTGCACGTCCGCCCGTTGCCGCACCCGTGCCGGCGCCCGAGTCCACCGCTGAAATCCCTGCCGACCTGTCCGGCCTGACTTGGCAGCAGCTTCGCTCGCTCGGCATCGAGCACGTCGGTGCCGAGGCCCGCAGCATGAAGCGCCCGGAGATCGAAGCCGCTCTCGCCGCCAAGCGTGACGGAACATGATCGATGCCTGACACCTACGGCGATCTCGTCGGATTCAAAGCCTGGGCGGACGAGCGGGGCCATACCTATCCGGTGGGCTCTGGCGCCGATGCAGAGATCGAGGCCGCCCTTCTCCGCGCGACGGGGTTCCTGGACAATTCCTACCGAACCCAGTGGAAGGGCACGAAGACGAGTGTGGTTCAGCCCCTCGCGTGGCCCCGCTCCGGCGTGCGAGACGAAGACAGGGCGCTGCTGCCAGACGACGAGATCCCCACTGTGGTGATCCATGCCGCCTACGAGGCGACCCGTCGCCTTCTGGCAGGGGGGGATCTGGAGCCGGATCTGGAGCGCGGGGGCGCAGTGTCCCGCGAGCGTGTCAAGGCTGGTCCTGTTGAAGCCGAGACCGAATATCGCAACGACGCTTCGGCCAGGACGGATATCACGTCGATCAGCGGCCTTCTTGCTGGTGTGCTGCGTAGCACTTCCGCTGTCTGGCTGGAGCGGGTGTGATGCCCGAGGCTGCCGCCGTCAACCGTTCCCTTCGCATGATCCTCATGGGCGACGGCACGCTCGCCAGGATCAGCATGATGTTGGACTGCGACGGCGATGAGACGGACGATCCCGACGACGCTTGCGTAGCCATCTGCCCGACGATCGACGGTCGCTGGCTGGTGGTCGACCTGCGGGAATTCGAGAGTGCGGAGATCCACTGATGGCCCTATCCGTCGCACAGATAGCAGCTAAGGCCATGACGGCGGTTGCGGGCCGCATCTCCGGCGTGATCCACGACTGCACGCTCTCTCGCGTCGCTGAGCCGGTGTATGACCCCTCTACGGGCGGCCTCACAAGCGAGACCGTGACAGAGACGGGCCGCATCGTGTTCGACAACGAGCGCCCGGCCGCAGACATCTTCCCCGATTACGTTCCCGGCCCCGGCGAGGAGCTTGCCTATATCGAGGGGCTGGTGGCTATGGCCCCGCGCGAGAGCGATAGCCTGGAAGCTGCGGGCAAGACGTTCGCGATCCTGCGCGTATCCGACCTGCTCCACTCTGGCGGGCTTTACCCCGTGATGGTCCGGGCTCAGTCTGCGCCGTGAGCGATCTCCGGAACTTCAACCGACAACTCGACATAGCCTATCGAGACAAGGTGGAGCGGAGAGTGGAGCAGGCTACCCGGTGGGTTGTCCTCGAAGCGCTGCGGCGCGTTGTGATGAAGTCGCCGGTTCGGACGGGCACATTCCGCGGCAATTGGCAGGTCGTTATCGGCGTTCGCCCAGACGGCGCAATCGAGGCTGTCGACCCTGACGGCGGCGCTACCATCGCCAACGGCCTCACGGCGATCAGCGATCTGCCGCCTTATGCTGTCGTCTATCTCGTCAACAATCTCCCTTACGCCAGACGGCTTGAGGAAGGATGGTCTCAGCAGGCGCCCGCTGGCGTCGTGGCCGTTACAATCGCGGAGATTGAGGCTTTCTTCGCCAACATCCCAGCAGATCAGAGCATCCCGGACGTGTGATCGCGGCTACTCGCGAAGCCGCACGCCGGGGCCGCCGTCGGCGCAGAGGAAGATGATGCCGGCATCCTCTAGCGCGCGCCGGAGGGTGTCGAGAGACGTGGTGCGTATGCCGGGAATGCCTTCGCTCTGCTCCGCCCTGCTGATCGTTGCGTAGTGAATGCCGCTGGCCGAGGCGAGCTGCTGGGAAGTCCAGCCGAGGAGGGCTCGGGCTGCTCGGATTTGTGATCCGGTGATCATCGCGACGCGACCTGTTGACCCGTTGCGCCGCACGGTGATTGCGGCCTGTGGTTCGTTCATCGGCGAGGGCTCCCGGAGATATGCATGCTGCCGGACGATGCCGGAAGAGACAGTATGCGACAGCAGGAAACAGCATGCAACAGCGGTTCACGGTACGGCGATGTATCATCGCAGAAAGGGGTTGCGCTCCGCTGTGAGTTAGGTATCCTTTTGTAGCTGGCAGGCCACTCTTCTCATGACACCCACGATGCCTGTGCCTGCCAGCCTCACAAGAGGAGACCAGGATGAAGCCGACAACGGATATGAGGGAAGCGATGGTGGCTGCTGGCGTTCCGACGCCGGCTCAGCGCCTCTACAATCTGGCGATCGATCTGCTGCGGAAGGGCGGATGGAACGCACAGGTTAGCCGACAGAGCATGGTCGACGCGCTCGGGGGCGATCCCGAGCTGCTCCTGCCGTTGTTCGGCGAGGCGAAGATTTCGGAGCGCGCAGTCCAGTATTTGCGAGAGCGAGCCCTGGAAGCGCGCCCGCAAGGAATGCCGAGAGGTGCGAGGAGCCAAAGCGAAGTTGACGCCCAGCCTGGAGCTGCCCCCGCCTCTCGGCAGCAGAACGGCGAGGGGAGGGGCCAGAAATGCGCCGGAGCCCACAGTGCCCGTGCCCCCTCCTCGCCTACCCCACGAGCCGGCGATACGGGCCATGTCAGGTGCGACGCCCAGGACGCCATTGCCCCGTCGGCTCACCCTATCGCGAGCGGGGGAGGCCAGGTCGAGAGCGTCAACCAGATGAATGCTGCCCCCTCCGTTCGCGAGCCCTCCGAAGCGTCCCGCCGCATTGCCGGCCGAGTTGCTCTTGAGGCGGCGAAGAGCGTGCTGGACAGCTTCAAGGTCTCGGACGGCCGGTCTATCGGCGACGTGTTGGTGACGGAGTTGCACCGCCTTCGCTTCGATCACATTCACAAGGCATCGGTTCTGCGTCTGGTCGAGAAGAAGATCGGCGGCGGCTACGTCCCGCCGGGCACGAAGGTCCGCGATCTGGTGAGCGAGGACGAAATGAACCGGATCGTCCAGAAGGGCGCGGAGGCAGCCGATGCCGCGTGATCTGGAGACGATCGTCGAGGAAATCCGCTACCACCACCGCCAGCGGGTTTTCGCGATGGAGCAGCGCAAGCGGGCCGACCTTGCTGTCGGCGCCTTCCTGCGGGTTCAGCTTGGCTGGCGAAAGGATGGTGAGAAGTCAGCCAATGACTTCGCGAGGAAGCGCGCAGGCGAGATGATCGCCCTCGGCGAGAAGCTGGTGAGGGAGGCCGCGAAGTCCGAGGACAAGCGCAAGCCGGTTGACGGCCGCGATGCCGCCGACTTCATCGAATGGGAGCCGGTCATTGTCGCCTCTGTCATGGCTCGGGCGCCTTTCGACAAGGTGGAAGCCAACGCCGAGAAGTCCATGGGCAAGCTCGCGGCCGAGCTTCCGGTCTGGCCCTGGGCGGAGGCTATCAGGGGCTTCGGAGCGGTCGGGCTGGCGGTGATCGTCGGCGAGGCGGGCGATCTGTCCCGTTACGACAACCCCGGCAAGCTCTGGTCGCGCATGGGGCTGGCGTTGAAGCCGAACGACAAGGGCGAGATGGTCCGACAGGGCGGGCTCGCCAAGAGCGCCAGCAAGGATGCCTGGATCGCCCACGGCTACAACCGCATGCGTCGCTCGCGTATGTTCACGATCGGCGACAGCCTGCTGAAAGGTAACGCCGACGGCGAGTACCGCAGTCTCTACCTGGAGCGGAAGGAATACGAGCGGGCGAAGGCGGAGGCCGAGGGACTGACGGTTGCGCCTGCTGCGAAGATCCCGGCCAAGCGTGCGGCGGAGTTCCGCAGCGACGGGCACATTCACCGGCGCGCTCAGCGCTACATGGAAAAGCGCCTGCTGCGAGACCTGTGGCGGGCGTGGCGGGAGGCCAACGTGACCACGTCATCCGCTGAAGGTTTGCCTTCCGCCGACCTTATCGCGGCCGAATAGGCTGCGGGGCTGGCCATGAGAGTGTTGGTGCCCATAATCTTGATGCCAGCCCAACTATCGAATGCTGCCTCGGCAGCTTGCGGGAGGCCACCGGATATTTGATGCCCAGACTGACGATGCCTCCCGCTACCCCATCCGCCTTCGGGCGGGAGAGGCGGCCACTGCCCGCTTGATGCCCACTGGGCGAATGCCGTCTCTCACTCTTCCGCCTTCGGGCGGTGCGCTCGGCCAGTGCTTGTCTGATACCCAGCCCGATGCTGCCGAGCGCAACCTATCCCTCGCAAGAGGGGCGAGCGGCCGAGCCGGGGCTGCCATCCAAAGCCGCGTTGCCGCTCGCATAATCTAGGCGCCTCAATCCTGGCGCACACAGCAAGGGGCGGTTCCTCCGGGAGCCGCCCACACACAAACCCGAGAGGAGAACATGAGCAACCCGACAGAAGAGTTCCTCGAATACTGGAACGGGCTCTACGGAGAGACCGAAGTCTGGATACACTCGAAGCTATGGCGGGAGGCCCTAAAGCAGGGCACCGCTCACAAGGAGGGCGAGGGCGAAGATGCCCGCCTATTCTACGAGGGCAAGCGCGCCGCAATCGACGACGGTGTGCCCGACGATGGTGTGTACGATGCTCCGCCCTGGCGCTCGGTCAAGAGGTGCATCAAGATCTGGGCCAGCGAGCCCGTTCACAAGGGCTATCACGAGGCGAGGCGCAGGGGGTATGACGCGGAGTGGACGGGCGGCACTCTCAAGTACGATATCCCGCCGATCAGGGTGCTCGACCCCGAGAACGTCCCCGCCACTGAATAGCGGATCATCCGCTACAGAACAGAAGGCCCGCCCCAACCCGGCGGGCCTTTCGCGTTGTGGAGGCGCTAATGGGCTACTCGTCAGAGCGCGGGGCCATAGAGACCAGATGGGCCAGCCTTTGGGTCGACGGCTCTCCCGCCGATCCTCGCACGCCGACGCGCTACGAGAGCCTGCCCGGCTTCAATCCTCCGTCTGATGCGCCCTGGGCTGCGCTGTTTATCCTTGGCGGGGAGGCTCGACAGGCCAGTCTAGGCGCTCCCGGCGACAACTTCTGGCGCACGGCCAGCGCCATCAGCATTCAGCTTTATGTGCCGCTCGCGATTCAGGATGGCCTGGTGGCATCGCGCAGGCTCGACGCTCTGGCCGATCATGCGGCAGCCATCTTCCGGGGGCAGACATTCGCCGGCATCCGCTGCGGCGCTCCCTGGAAAGGCCCGAACACGAACGATGATCCCTGGCTGATGGCAACCGTATCCGTCCCGATCAGCCGGGACAGCGTCTTCTAGCCTCTCACCCGACAGCTACGCGCGATCCCGAGCGCGCACCATCGCCCCGCCGGCACGTCCGAGCGGGGTTTTTTCGTGCCATCGCACATAGGAGCACTGACCATGACTACCAACGTCCGCGTTGGCGCGAACGCCAGCGAAACCCGTATTGCCGTCGTCGAAGAGGCTGTGTGGTCCGAGACGCCGGCCTCGCCTTCGTTCCAGAACATGCGGTTCACGTCCGAGACGCTGATGCCGACCAAGGAGACGGTGCGCAGCGACGAAATCCGGGCCGACCGCAACGTGATCGACGAAATCGAGGTGGGCCGCTCTGTCGGCGGCAACCTTGAGGCCGAGCTGAGCTACGAGACATTCGACGACCTGCTGAAGTCGAACCTCTTCAACGACTGGGCGGGATCTCCGGCGGACACGCTCAAGAATGGCGTCGACCCCACGGCCTTCACGTTCGAGCGGCGCGTCGCCCTTCCTGGCGGGACGTTCGACTACATGCGCCTCAACGGGTGCGTGGTCGATACATTCTCGCTTTCGGCGACCGCTGGACAGCTCATTACGTGCAGCTTCGGCGTCCAGGGTCGCTTTGGTGGCCGGGACAATACCGTTCTCTCGGGCGCTACCTACGCGGACGCGAACGAGAACCGAGTGCTGAACGCGGCAACCCACTTCGCGCAGCTCACGGTCGGCGGCCTTTCTCCTTCGCCTCGGGTTATGTCGCTCACCCTGGAGACGACGAACAACCTGCGGCGTCAGGCGGAACTCGGGCAGCTCGATACGGCCGGCCTCGGCGCTGGGCGCTTCGAGGTCACGGGCACGATGGAGTGCTACTTCGAGAGCGGCGCGCTGCTCCAGTCGTTCCTCGACCACGACGACCTGTCGCTTTCGTTCGTGCTCGGCACCGAAGCTGGCCAGCGGTATCGCTTCACCTTGCCGACCATCATCCTGACCGGCGAGCCCGGCGGGAACGCGACCGGCAACGACGCCGATATCATGCTGCCGCTCAGCTTCACCGCGGTGCTGGATCGCCTGACGAGCCCGCGCCTGGAGTGCACGCTCCAGATCGAGCGCGGCGTCTGATGCGGGTCGTGATCCTCCGGGGGTTTAGTATCGACGGCCCCCCGGCGGAGCGGTTCAAGGCGGGGCAAGAGGTCGAACACCCGCTTGGCCTCATGTTCGTCGAGAAGGGTATGGCGGCGGCGATCACAGACTACCCGCCGCCCCTTCACCCGCCCGAGCCCGAGGCGCCGGCTTCCATGTCGGTGGTCGAAGGAACATCCGAAATGGCTTGGCCCGAGCTTCGCCGCCTGGCGAGCGACAAGGCTGGCTATCAGGTTCGATCCAGGGCCGAGGCCGAGGCCGTCCTGGCCCGAGCCCCTACCGAACCCGACGCCGCCTGACCGCGGCAACAGCAGTCTGTGCACAGGCTAGGGGCCGGCCCGGCGCTCGTCGGGTGCGTCTGGCCGGCCCCGCTTAACCCGACAAGAAAGGACCATCCCGATGGTAATGAACCTCCGCAAGCGCTACGAGAGCGATCCCGTGGCCGAGGTCGAGGGCGTGTGGGTCGAGATCGATCCCGACGCGAAGGCCCGCGTGAAGGTGGCGCGCTTCAACAATCCCGAGCATGAGAAGTGCTTGGAGAAGTTGCGTAAGCCCTATCGCAACATGCGCTCGCTGCCGAAGTCGATCGGCGACAAGATCATGAACGAGAGCATGGCCGAGGCCATCCTCATGGGCTGGGAGAACATCTCCCTGGACGGGAAGAAGGCGCTGCCGTACTCGCGGGAGAACGCGCTGAAGCTTCTGTCCGATCCGGAGATGCACGACTTTCGCGAGACCGTGCTTTCCATCGCCCTTGAGGCCGAGAGCTACCGCAAGTCCTCCCTTGAGGAAGCGGCGGGAAACTCGCCCAGTGCGTCGAACACGGAGTCCAGTGGACCCGAGAGCGCCTAGAATGGCTGGCTGAGCAGGCGGCGGAAGACCCGAGCTTCCGCCCCTCTGCTCTGTTCGACGCGCCGGAGATCTACGAGGCTCAGCAGAACGTCTATCAGGCGTTCGACGTGCTGTCCGCGAGCCGCGATTGGGACGCCATGTCCGGCATCCCCATGCGTCTCAGGCTCTCGGAGATCTACTGCCATCTGACCGAAGTCGGGATCGACGACAAAGAGACCCGCCGAGAGTGGACCTACCTGATACAGGCGGCTGATGAAGCCTATGTCAGGGCGGTGATGGCGAAGAGGCCGAAGGGCAAGTGAGGGTGGCGCTTACCATCCGACCGGGTGGGATGCGCCATTCTCCGCTCTGCCTGTGAGTGGGTGAGCCCTGGCGGCTTCGGCCATCTGCCGTTCGCGCACTCGCGATGCGGGCTGCTGCGGTTGCTGCCCGAATTCATGACGGCAGAACCGGCAGATGGTGGCCTCGGCCATGACTTGCTCGGCGCATTGCGGGCACTTCTTGGTCGCTGGCGCAGTGGAATGTGGCTCCTGCGCCCAGGATGTTTGCGCGAGATTGCGCATCACCAGGACGGCGATCAAGGCAATCAGTGGACTGATGAGTACCGCGATCAAGAACCAGGCGAGCCCGGACCTGCCGCGAGCGCTCGCGGCGATACCCACAACGATCGCAAAAGCCAGCCAGAGCAGAAACACTTCCATGTCGACACTCTCCTTGTGAGGTCGGCGATTATACATAATCCCCCAGCTAGCGGCAATGACGGAGGCCCGAATGCCTAACGACGCCTCGATCGGTATCGTC